GTTCACGATCGTGTTAAGGAAATTAATGCTGCCCCCGGTGTAATTTTTCCTTGGGAAGTACGTTTTACGTATAAGTGCCCTAATGGTCGTATGCTTGAGGAAGAAGTTCATTCTCATCTTGAGGAAATGGGGCTTCGTCCTAATAAGCGCCGTGAAGGGTTTACTGTTGATGTGACTGATGCAATTAAGATTGTTGAGGAGTTGGGTAAGAAATATCATATTTCGTAGTATATATGGATAGGGGTATGAATGGAGGAGGTGGGTGCTATACTCTAGAGAAATAAAATATTTATTAGCGCATTAAACGCCTAAAACAACCAAAATAATGGACAAAACATATAAGATTAAATTAGAAGATAAAGCCGCTTTTTTAAATCGCTTAGAAAAAGCAGGTGTTGATGTAGATAGTTATGATGTTGTTGATAATGAATTTGAAGGTTATTTTGAATTTACTACTAATGATCCCGTAGCAGATAATATGGTTAAGACTATATTACGACAATCCCCTAAAATTAATCAGTTAAAAGAAATATTACGCAAACTTGTGCGTGAACAACTTAAAAAATAAGTTTGGTTTCTAGCTTTCTTTTCCGTAGCTTCAAAATACCATTTAATTGAATGTTTGAAAGGAAATGAGGAAATGGGTAGATGGATGAAAGGAATGAGGGAACGGGGAGAAACGTATATTTATATATAAACATATATTATGAGATACAAAAACAATGTATTAGAGAAATTAGGACAAATAGATACTATCGCTAATCGTCTTCATGTTCAAGTAAACAGAGGTGGAACTCAAGATCAAGTTCTTGAATCTATCGAAATGTTGAAAGAAGCAATTGAAAACGCTAGATCAATGGTTTCTATTGAGGCGGACGATTTCGATCAACAATTTAGACCACAATAATAATTTATGAGTGTAGTTTTATGGGTTATATTAGTTCATGTAATTGAAGTAATTGGTATTGCCGGTTATCTAATAATTAGAAAAAATAATAAACTTGAAAAAGCGTTAGTCGATCAACAACAATATATTGATGCAATTAGTATCATTATTGAGGATTCGGCTAATACTATTCAAGAATTAGATAATCGTGGTGCTTTTGAAGCAGATGATGAAGTTGGTACTTTCTTTAGAAATTTAAAAGAAATACAAACCGTTCTAAATCAATTCAATAATCGCAAAAACTAGTTTGGTTCCGGTATTTTTTGTTCATACATTATAGGTTATAAACAAGAAGTATTATGTCAACTTACTACGAAAACGACGATCTAGATATATTTTTAGATAGTGAAAAAACAATCGCGTTAAATAAACGCGGACAACCTCGCAAACGCAAACCTAAAGAACCTCGTGTCTATTTTACTACTGACACTGAAGAAGCAATTGTCGAATATTTAGCTTCTGATGATAAATCTTTTCGAGATAAAATTTATAGGGATCGTATTGAATATGCTTTTTATAAGCTAGCAGAAAATATTATCCACACATTTAAGTTTTATTATACTGATTCTGATACGATTGAGGAATTAAAGCATGAGGTTGTAACGTTTCTACTCGAGAAACTCCACTTATATAATCAGGAAAAAGGTAAAGCATTTAGTTATTTCGGTACAATAGCTAAACGCTATCTTATTGTATATAATAATAATAATTATAAGAAATTACAGGAACGTGCTGATATAGATGAGTTAGATGAAGATCAAGGATTTTTATCTGATAGTAATAAAGAAGCTGAAGATCAAGAAGACCCAAATACATTTATTGATCAGTATATTAGATATGTAGACAAATATATTCACCAATTATTTCCTAAAACTCAGGATGCTAAAACGGCAGACGCTATTCTTGAATTATTTCGTAAACGTGAAACGCTAGAAATATTTAATAAGAAAGCATTATATATCTACATTCGCGAAATTACAGACACATCCACCCCTCACATCACTAAAGTAACTAAAAAACTAGATATATTACGCACCCGGCTATTTAATGAATATTATAAGCACGGGTATATAAAAATCTAAGTATATTATATTTATTGATAAACGCAAGCTATGGCTAATTTTGATGACGTTACCTTATTCGGTAACACGTCACTATCCGATATATTTAAACAAATTCATCGCAATAATAAGGATACTGACAAACAAATTAATGAATTGATTGATGCTCTTAAACCACTTGCATCATCCAACGCTGGTTCTGCAGTAATGCTAATGCCTACTGTTAAAGATTTAATTGATGTTAATGTTAAAAATAACGAACAATTAATTAAAATGGCAGGTATTGCACAACGTGCATCAACTGCTAGTTCAAATAATAATGCAGAAGCATTTTTTGATCCATCAGAAATACAACAACTATTAGAGGAACAACGTGCTGTACAAATTGAAGGACAAAAACTATTAGATACAACAGAAAATATTCAACACCAAATAGAGAATAAATGAGTATAAGAATTAGAAATAATTTAGGTGGAATATTAGCATCTTCAAATAAACCTATCTCTAGTCCAAATATTAGACCAAATATAGGAAAGGTTTATGGAATTGTTACTACTGAAAATACTCCTACAAAAAAACAATTTGAACGAGTTGGTGGATTTAATGGAATAGGAACAGTATTTTATCTTGATTATGACCAAGCAAAAAATACTATAGGAGATCTGTCAGATGCTTTTTTAGATAGATGTAAAGTAGCTAAACCTTTTAATGATTTTGTTCAAGCTTATCCTTTAGTAGGAGAACTAATACAACTTACAATAGCACCATCTCCCGCTAGTCAAATTAATGAAACTTCAACTCAGAAGTATTATACTGGGGTTGTAAATTTATGGAATAATAACCAACAAAATTCACCTTCCCCAGGTGCTTTAGGAAAAACATTTACTGAAAATAGTGATATAAGAAGATTAGCTCCATTTGAAGGTGATAGAATAATTCAGGGTAGAAAAGGAAATGGATTACGATTTGGAACCACAGTAAAAACTAATTCAGATAAAAATGAATGGAGTAATGCAGGTGATGATGGAGATCCAATAACTATATTAGTAAATGGATATGTAACTACAGATCAAGCATCTCAAGTAAATGTTGAAGAAGTAAATAAAGAAAAATCTTCTATTTATATGACTTCTACTCAAGTAATTCCTTTATTACCTGATAGAAAAGATAATTTAAATTCGCTTACTAAACCATTATTACCTAACAAATATCAATCATCTCAGCTAATTCTTAATAGTGATAGAATTACTTTAAATTCTAAAAAAGATGAAGTAATGATATTTGCTAAAACAAATGTTGAGATAAATACTAATAATATAATAAATCTAAACGCAGAGAATAGAGTTCATTTAAATACTAAAAAGATCTTTTTAGGGTCTAAAAAAGATGGATCGGCACCTGATGAACCTGTATTATTAGGAGATAAAACTAAACTTTTATTATCTAAATTATTAAAAGCTTTAAGTGAATTAGGAAATAATCTTTCAACTATAGTAGCAACCCCACCAGGTACTCCATTAGCTGGAGTAAACGTTGCTGGTGGGAAATTATCTACAAAAATGAATGCTTTACAAAAAGAACTTAAAAATATATTATCTGAAAACACGTTTACAATATAATGGCTAATATATTACCAAATAATATTTCTTCTCTTATTACTCCTTCTTTAATTAGTGGAGCTAAAAATCAATTAACATCTCAGGCTAAAGATAAAGGAAAACAAACTATCCTTACTAAAAAGGATGAACTACAAAATCGATTACAAAAGCTAAAAGAACGTCCTGATATTATAAATAAAGAATATGATAATTTAGCTATTAATATTCAAAATGATCCTACATTATCTAATGAGGAAAAAAATCAAAAAATAGATAACTTACAGAAAAGAAGATCTGAAGAGTTAAAATTAATAAATGAAGATATTACAAAAGTCCAACAGGATATATCTAATGAAACTGTTGATCCTTTAAAAGCAGCTAAATTAAAAAAGAAAAAATCAGATGCTGTTGTAAGTAGAAATATTTTATCTTCTAAAACAGGATTAGTACGATCAAATCTAGCAAGAAATAGCCAAATTGCTAAAAAAATAGCTCCTTTATTATTAAGTAGAATAACTAATTTATTAGTAAATATAGCTGTTCAAAATACTCGTCTACAAGAACTAGTAGACACAACAAATGAAATTATAGATGCAGCTGATACTCCTGAAAAAATACAACAAGCTATTGTAGCAAGAAATAATGCTCTTAAAATTATAGATGATCAAGAAAGAAAATTAAATATTTTAAGAATATTAATTACAATACTAAGAATTGTAATAGTAATATGTGTAATTGCTATCATTGTACTTACTATAATATATTCAATCCCACCTCCAGGTGGTCTAGGACCAGTAATGCCTCCTCCTATTAAAAGAATAGTAAAAAGATTAAAAAAAATAGTAGAAACTTTAGCATTAGCATTACCAATAATAGCATCAATATTAGAACAATCTTTAGCTGAATTAGAAGATTTTAGACAACAATTACGTAACGTTAATGATTTACTAGAAAATAAATTAGAATCTAATACAGACATAAATAGTAATAATATAGGTGATGTGAGAGGAAATATTCGACCGGGAACATTACCAGAAACTTATAAAGGATTTAAATTTGCTATACGTGAAGAAAGTGGACCTAATAGTAAAGTTGTAAGAGGATATAAACGCAATTATGCTGTAGCAATCGATACTAACAATGTTGAAGTACTAAAAAGTGAATTATCATTTACACTAGACCCAAATGATTTAATAGATCAATTAAAATTAATAATAGATCGAGAAAATTTAATAGCTTAAATATTTATTTATATGAACGTAAAATTATTCAAAAAATTAATTAAAGAAGCAGTAACTGAGGCTATTTATGAAGAATTGCCTGAAATACTAAACGAGGTATTAGCTAACCAAAACAAACAACCACTACGTGAAAATAAAACATTTAATTTCACTAGTGCTGATGTAGCTCCATTACCCGGAGATGTACGTAGCTCGTTAATGGCTAAAATGGGTGCTGAATTTGGATTTCAACAACCACAACGTACTGATTTAAAAGTAATAGATGCTGTTGATGAATCAACTGGTGAAAAAGTAAACCCGTATTTAGCATTTATAGCGGACGCAGCTAATAATATGTCACCAATGGATAGATCAGGATTAAGACAACTAGACTAATATGCCAATACCACAAACAGTACGTGTTAATCCATTAGATTTGCAAGGTAATATTGCAATTGGAGTATCTTTACCTTTTAATGGCCCTGCAGGTCCCTTCAATAAAACATATAGTACAGCAGATCAGATTAAATCAAATTTAGTTAATCTATTACTTACCAATAAAGGTGAAAGAGTATTTAATCCTGAATTTGGAACGGATCTCAGAAAAGCCTTATTTGAAGCTTCAGTAGAAGATACATACTCCTATATACAGGAATTGATAATAGCTAATGTTAATTTTTTTATCCCTGAAGTTCAAATAGTAGAAATACAATTAACCCCAGATGAAGATAATAACTCAGTTTCAGTAACAGTAAGATACAAATTAAAAATATCAGGAAATTCTGATGAAATAACAGTACAATTTATATAAAAATGGCAGAAAATAGAGTATCATATTTAAATAAAACCTTTAGCGATTTTAAAAGTAGTCTTGTAAATTATGCTAAAACTTATTTTCCAAACACATACAATGATTTTTCTGAGGCCAATCCAGGAGCCTTATTTATAGATTTAGCATCTTATGTTGGTGATGTTACTTCATTTTATACTGATACTCAAATACAAGAAACTTTCTTATTATATGCTAAGGAAAAAGAAAATTTATATGCCTTATCATATATGTTTGGATATCGTCCTAAAGTATCATATGCCTCTAATGTTGTACTTGACGTATATCAGTTAATTCCAACATCAGGATCTTCTGGAAATTTAGTACCTGACCCAGCATATTATACTATAATTCCTGAAAATACAGTATGTACTTCTAATAGTAATGGCACTAAATTTTTAACTGTTGAAAAAGTAGATTTTACATTTACAGGTAGTACAGAAGTAACTTTTGTTGATAATGATTATTTTTTATTAAGGAAACAAGTTAAAGCTATTTCAGCTGAAATAAAAACAACATCAATAAATTTTGGATCAACACCTCAAAAATTCTCAATAGGAACTATAAAAGATACTAATATATTACAAGTATTACAAGTTACAAGTCCTATAGATGACACTGGTATTAATAATTGGTATGAAGTACCTTATCTAGCTCAAGATACTTTATTGACAACAAAAACAAACCCAAATTACCAATCAGATGGAGTACCTTATTTAGTTAATTATCAAAGAGTACCTCGAAGATTTGTAACTAGATTTCTATCAGACGATACATTACAATTAGAATTTGGAGCAGGAGTAACTAACGCAACTGATGGTACATTATTACCCAACCCAGATAATATTCAATTAGGACTAGTACCAGGTATATCTAATTTATCTAATAACTTTAATAAAGCAACACCTTTCTTTACTCAAGAATATGGCTTAGCTCCTAGTAGTACTTTAACAATTAAATATCTTATTGGTGGTGGTGTTACATCAAATGTACCATCAAATGATATAACTATTATTGATAAAACAACTGCTACTTTTCCAAATGGAGGAGGAGCTTTAACTACTACTATTAGAAATAGTATAGCATGTAATAATCCTAATCCTGCAGCTGGTGGTAGAAGTGGTGATCAAGTTGAAGAACTACGTAATAATGCTTTATATGCTTATCAATCTCAATTACGTGCTGTAACTAGAGAAGATTATATAGTTCGTGCTTTATCTTTACCTTCTGATTATGGTAGTATAGCTAAAGCATATGTAACGCAAGATGTAGCTAGTGAAATATTACCTACACCTACAGTAGCAACTACTGAAGAACGTAATCCATTATCACTAGATATGTACATATTAGCTTATAATTCTAGTAAACAATTAATAACAGCATCTACAACATTAAAACAAAATCTAGCAGCTTATATTAATCAATTTAGAATGGTTACTGATGCTATAAACATTAAAGATGCATTTTATATTAATATTGGTGTTAATTTTGATGTAGTAGTACAAAGTGGGTACAATAATAACGAGGTCATAACTAATTGTATCATAGCGCTAAAAGATTTTTTCAATATAGATAGATGGACTATTAATCAACCAATTATACTATCAGACGTAAACTCTGTATTATTAAAAACTATAGGAGTACAATCAGTAACTAAAATTGAGATTGTAAATAAACAGGATAATGCAGGAATATTATATTCTCAATATGCATATGATATATCAGGAGCTACTAGACAAGGTAATATATACCCATCAATAGACCCAAGCGTATTTGAAGTTAGATACCCTGATACTGACATACAAGGTCGAGTAGTACCATTTACTATTTAATAAAGAAGTTATAACTTTGCATATTTATATGTAGTAATCATGTAACTATGGCAATTTATAAAATATTTCCTGAAAAAAGCGCAACTCTTTATTCATATTATCCTACCCTTAATGCAGGGATAGATGAAATATTAGATCTTAGTTTATATAAAACTATAGATGGATTATACGAAGTATCACGCCCTATTATTCAATTCCCACAAAGCGAAATAATTGATATAATTACTAATAAAGTAAGTGGAAGTTCCTATGATGTTTATTTAAAATTATCACTAGCTCAAGCAACAGCTATACCTACTGATTTTACATTATTTTGTCATCCATTAGCAACAGGATCATGGAATATAGGTACAGGTAGATTTTCAAATGATCCTATTACAACTGATGGAGTTAGTTGGCAGTATGTAACAGAATTAAGTGGTAGTGTATGGTTTACACCAGGAAGTTTCCCAGCAAACACTACAGGTTCATATAAATCAGGAAGTAATGTAGGTGGTGGTTTATGGCGTACTAATTCAATATATGCTGCTTCCCAGTCTTTTACTTATGTTTCTTCAAAAGATATTGAACTAAAAGTTACAAATACTGTTAATGCATGGTCTGGAAGTACTATTTCTAATAATGGATTTATATTAAAACACAGTAATACATTAGAATTTTCTTCATCCTCAGTATTTGAATTAAAATATTTTTCAGGTAATACCCATACAATTTATCCTCCATGTTTAGAAATAAGATGGAATGATTTTTCATATTCAACTGGTTCACAAGCAGTAATAGATTCTGATTTATATGTACCTAGTTTAGGTAATAATAAAAGTAATTTCCAACAAGACTCAGTACAACGTTTCAGAATAAAAGTTAGAGCAAAATATCCACCTAGAACGTTTAATGTGTCTTCATTTTCATATAATTTAACAAATTATGTATTACCTGCTTCTTCATATTGGTCAATAAAAGATTTGGATACTGAAGAAATTGTCGTAGATTACGATACAACATATACTAAAATTAGTTGCGACTCAAGTGGTAATTATTTTGATCTATATATGAATGGACTAGAACCAGAACGTTATTATCAATTACTATTTAAATCTATATTACCTAATGGTAAAGTAATAGTATTTGATGATGATTACTATTTTAAAGTTATAAGATAATATGTCACAGATTCCTATAGAAAAACAAGTATTTAATAAAACTACTTTTCCTAAAGTAATTGACACTCAATTTAGTCAGTTAATTTCTTCCGTAGTTGAAGAACTTCCTCAATTTACTATTGATGATTTTTTTGAGTTATATGACCAATTGTTTTATCAAATTCCAAGAGAAGGTGCTATAAATTCACATAGATATATTTTAGAAAGAGAAGCAGAATATTTAGGGGTATCACTAAATCAAGATGATATTCAAGCATTATTAGATGAAATTACTTTATTAAGACAACAATCATTAGATAATAAGTCTTTAATTAACCAAATAACTAAAGCATTACCGTCGTCAAATATAGGACTATCATCAACAGCTAAAAATGATATAATAGATACAGCAGGAGATATAGCCAATATTACAGAAGACATAGCAAACATCACAGCAGATCTAGAAAACCTCCCAGAAGAGGAATAATAAAATACAATGGCAGATAATATAAAAATAGTAGGTAATATACTTGATACTACATTAGTTTCACGCTATCTTGATGAAGATATTAGATTAATACAATCTAGTAAATTACAAGAAAATTTTGGTGGAACCGGAGATTATATAGAATATTATGCATATGATGCTGCTAACAATTTACTAAATACAAACTATAACTATCTTAGTTATAAATTACCTCCCTCAGTAGGATTAACCCCAACAACTGTTCCTTCTCCAAATATAGCAGGAAATATACAAACTGAAAATGTAGGTATTGAATCAACTTTATCAACTCCTACAAGTTCATTATTTCCTATTATTGAAATAGATCCTATTAAAGATTTACAAGATTTAGGATATTCATCAGGAGAATTTAAAGTTCAATACAATTTATTTCAAAATAAAGTATCAGATTATATTAATGAAGCTTTATTTATTAAAGAAATATCTTCTGATAGAACTGAAATTAGATTAGCATCTACAACATTAAC